CTTTCAAATTGTATCACCCACACCCACGGATTTGCTTTCCATCCCAAAAGTGGCAAATCTTCTTTTTTAATCGTGCTGTCCCATAAATCGAAAAAATCCCCATAATCGGCTAACATACCTGTTTTTTGTGACGGCGTTCCTTCTTTTGCAATCCCTCCAAGTGTAATGTCCTGCAATCGCTCCACCTTTACATCTTCTACCTGTAAGAATATACGCGCCGCTTCTTTTGGCATATAGGTAGAGGGACTCCATTTTAAGCTGTTTACCTTATCCCTCCAAAAGTTTGCTTTATACACGTAGCTATTGTCGCTTTGCTTTTTCCATGTTTCTTTTACATACAAAATATCCCCCGGTTGATATGGCGCACGAAAATATCTTACTGATGTATTTCTTTCGCCGTTTGTGAATGGAGTAGCATTTTTGTTATAAAAATACGCGCAAAAATAAGGTTTGCCATTTAACTGTGTCACCATTTTGTATAAATCAGGGTGCCCAATGGAAACCGGTGTCATAACTGATTTGTTCCCGACCTTTACGGCCCTTCGCGTTACCGTTTTGCGCCCGTCTAAAATCGCTTTCACCATATCGGTGTTAAACAGAATTGGCTTCATTGTTTCAACCATCCTTTATGCTCCTTTGGCGGATTGCTCCGCTTTGAATGAGTTGGCATTTTTATTTTTTCCCCTTTGCTTTTATTCTTTGCCCACAATGATAGCAATAGTTTACATCAAGATTCAGCTTTTCTCTGCATCTTGGACAATAAAAATCGTCGTCACCATTAAAATTGCGTTCGTCTATGTCTAATTCGATTTCACGGAGCAATATTATTTTTGCTTGCGAAAGGCGTTTCGCATCAATTTCATATAATATATTATCTCTACACCTTTCCAGTGCTCCGATAATAGAAAGTATCTCGTTCGCAGTCATTCTTATCCCCCTTACATCAACATCAGTTCATAAAAGGCTGCGTCAATTTTACGAATGTCTTTAATCAATTCTGGAACTGCTCTCAACACAGCGTTTTCATCAGCGGCATACTCTACAATAAGCTCTTTCGTTTTTGAAATGATATTATATGCCATCCCCTTACATTCCGTTGCTTTCAATCGCTGCGCGGATGGTACCGATTGATTTAAGGCAAACGGCTCTGAAACATCATATACATACTTTGAAAAATCCATTATATTGTTCAACCCCACCAATGCAGAACCGATTTTCGCATTGGCTATTTTGTTCGTTTTTTCACTTTCGCTTGAAAATACAGTGGTTATGGGATGCTCCGTCATATAAAGCGCTGCCTGCCAGCTTGCAATCCCTTCACCTAGTTTTTCATAAATTTTTCCATGCTTTTGCAATGATTCGTTTGTTTCGCATATGGATTTCATTATCTCTGTACGGCTTAGCAGATTTGCTATGTTTGATACCGTTACACTCATATCATCATATAGCGCTTTTGCACTGCCATAGGCGTCTTGCATCTCTGCGGCGTTAGTACACGCCTCTACACGCATTTTATACTCATAGTCAATATCCTCTTGCATCTTGTCGCGGCACACAGCATATCCACAGCAATATCCTCCAAAAATTGAAACTCCCGCAACTAGACAAACCAGAACGCCCTTAACATTTTTTTTCATCATTATCCTTCTTTCTTCCTTTTTTCATAGGGTTTATGTTCTTTATGATTTTATTATACCACACTTTTCAACATTGTCAAGAGGGTTTGACTAGGCAATATTTATTTCTTTCACGATTATTTCAATCCCTGAATTTTCCTTGTCTACTACTGCCTTTAGGACAAGCTCAATATTGTTGAATGAATCGTCTTTAATCACTCCTGCCCCAGTTAATCCATCAAGCACCATTTTCCCGCTGTAATTGTCTGGGTCACGTCTGCGGTTATCCTTGAAATGATACAATAGAGTCACCCTTGAATATTCCAGCGGCTTTTTGGGGGAAGGGGCACGCCTTACCGATTCTTGGATAAATTGTGCCCAATCCTTTTTTGCTCTTTGGTAGTTCCAATAGCTTGTTTTCCCTATGAATTTATTATTGCTTTGAGGAATTTCTGGAATAAAATATCTGTATGTCTTTCCCATCTATGCTCTATCCTTTTCCTTTAATTCCTCTGCCAACTGCGTCATAAATTCGTTCTGAATATGCCCGTAGATTTTGTTTGGTTCTTTAAGCGATTTATCTGTAGCTAATACTGCACCCCCCATTTTCTTTTTCTCTCTGTTTTCCCATGACCTGACCAAGGCTTTCCAATTCGTTATTTTTTCTCCCCTATTGTCTTTCCAATGTCTGTCATTGTAGTATTTAAAGAATTTTTCTGGGTCTACATATCGAATGCCATTCTCGCGACAAAATTCCCTAATTTGTTCAATGGGGCTTTTCTTTGGAGCCGGCGCAGGTTTTGGAGGCTCTGGCTCCTTCCCTATATTTGTTGGTTGAACGTAAAACCATCCGGGGCCGCTTCCCGACACCCCTTCATAGCGTGGAGGTGGCGGAATTTGAGGTGCCGCGTTTTCTGAATGTTGTGGCAATGTTGACTCTTTTGGTGTATCAAGTGGACGTATTGCATTTAGTAGCTTTGCTTCGCTTTGCATAAGTTTGGTTAATGCATTAACCGTGAGTTTCTGCTGCTCTATTAGCTCTTTGAGGTCATTGTACATAGATTTATTCATCTTTTCCGTAACTCCAATCCAACTTTTGCCCGCACCATTGGCAATAATATGGGTTGTCGCGTCCTTCTCCATTTGGGCCAAGCTCTCCACCGCATGTCGGACATTCATATGCGACTTCACCAAACGTGTAATTTACAAGTCTTATCGGTTCTTTTGGTATCAGCCTATTTGCTATTGCCTCCGATAAGACAGCATCATCTTCTTTGCTGTGATCTTGTTCATAACCCACCCAATCCAGCTTTTGGCCGCACCACTTACAATAAGACGTATCAGTTGGCATCCGCTCATAGCTCGTTATTCTTTCACATCTCGGACATTTGCATATGAGTTCACCGCATAAGCACAAGCAATCCTCTACTTTCAGAGGCTTTTCCGGCGTCTGTTTTTGGAGTGCTTCTTCCAAAAGTTTCAAGTATTTACCGAAATCTACTGAGTCGTATTTCTCAATGCAAGGCTCATCATGCGGCGTATCGCACCCTTCAAGAAAAGTTCCGAGGATTGTATCAGCCTGCTTTTTAGCCATAATGTCAAAAGTCGTTTTAAGTGTCTCCCAGTTGGATTCTCCTTTCTGCGTAAATATATTATCCTCTTTTAGGTCTTCCCATCCATGATGAAATATGCGGATGATTTCATCCCAAATTTCTTTGTTGCACATTGCTCTATTTCTCCTTAATCTGGCAAATTGACGGCAAGTTAAATGCCCTTTCGTTTCGGGTCGCTTTAGTGATTTCCCCCCCCGATTTTAGCAAGTTGCAGGCAAGTTAAGTCATTAGTTGTCAATTTGTTTCTTGGTCTTCGATTCCTTGATTAAGCGTTTCTGGATATTTTCGATTTCATATGGTTTACATGCTTCCAGCTTTTTCTTTCGTTCGGAATAGCTTAGCCCAGCTATCAGCAATCCGACATCAATATGTTGCAGGCGTTCCAGTAACATCAGTTGCTCCTTCTTCAAATGCGGCCTTATGTTTTCCCCTTTTTCAAGATCGTGGTCTTCCCTGTATTGCTTCGCCGTTTTCCCAATGCTTACAAGATACAGCAAATTGGCCTCATTGCTATAGTGGTATGGCTGTGGGCTTTCGTGAGACATTTTTATGTACCTTGTTATTTCTGGAAATTCCTTTCGCACAAACAAAAGCTCTTTGATTTGTGCCTCCATCTCATTGAAGCGGCTGATATAAAGTTCTTTGAAGCGCATCGCTTTTTCACCCGTGTATCCCATGACAAGCATGGTGAATCCGTCGCGGGTCAGCATGTAACAAGGTTGCCTTTTGTTCTGAGAATTGAGATATGAGGACTCCTCAAAATTGAGGAGTCCGAATCCCTCGGAGAGCCCGCTTTTAGGGTCTAACAATTCTTTAATATCGCGCAGTATATTGTCGTGACGTTTCTCAAATGCCTCTGCAACATAAAGGCTGGAAACCCTTGCGGTTTCTTTTTTGTCCGCAAACAAACCGTATTCATTCATTGGTATAAGCTCTTTCATTGTCATATCTCCTTTCATTCATATCATGCTCATGTACTTGTAATATGACTTCAAAACCTTGCTACTGTACGCCGTAGATGGCTTCATTTGTCTGTATACTCTCTTTGCAGCATAGTATCCCATATTGTAGGCCATGTATATGAATGGAGATTCTAGGCTCTCTCCTGACATCTCTTGCAGCTCTTGAAGAATATCAACGCTGACGGTGATACATTGTACAGGGTCGAATAAATCGGTCACGCCTAAATCTTTCATTCGCCCTGCATTCCAGTATTGGTCAACCTGCGTTATTCCTGCGCATCGTCCATTGTGATTTAAAAGGTTTGGCAGGAATCCGCTCTCATGTTCTGCTATCGCCATAACCGCGCAAAACATCTTTTTGTCTTCGCCGCAAACCTCAAACACCTCTTGTTGTGTTTCCGCATCCATGCTTACATCCAATAACTTGACCAACTCTTTTTCAATAGGTTCCCCATCGTATACTTCGATAACCTCCGACGGAATTTCTTCCCGTTCAATACAGGTTATCATAGACGCATTGCATACTGTACTCACGATAACAGCCGACATGATAGGTGAAATGATTGATATGATTTTACTGTGCATTGGAAACATCTCCTTTTTGCTTTTCTGCATCTCTTTTGGCTCTATACTTTTCTAAAACCTTCTCTCTGTTTTCCCAATAATACCGCCTTGCTCTTTCACGGTTTTCCTCTGGATGCGCTCTTGAATACTCTAGTGATTTAATCCGGATTCTTTCGCGATTGTCTTCCCGCCATTTCGCATGATAAGCCCTCATTTTGTCTTTGTGTTCCTGATACGCTTTTCGCTGTCTCTCGTTGATTTCTTCACGATGATTTTCTCGATATTCCGCTTCCCTCTTTAGCATTTCTTCTAAATGCTCTTTGCGGTACTTTTTTCGATGTTCGCTTATCCTTTCTCTGTTTCTCTGGTAGTATTCTTTATACCATTTACTGATTTTTTCTTTGTTTTTGAGATAATAACGTCGCACCCGCTTTTTTTCTTCTGCTTTCTTTTCTTCAAGTATCATTTTCATAAACTGTGCCCTAGTCATATGTCACGCTCCTTGTTTGTGGATTTGCAATATAAACTTCTACTCCTGTAACCTTTTGAATTTCTCTCTTGAATTTTTCTTCATTAGAATTATCATTACTCATGTGTAAAAGATAGATTTGCCGCAAATGTCTTTTATCAATGTTGGAAAGGTATTCTTTCAACACCTCCAATGACATATGAGTTTTTATGAGCCGTGAGGCAAATTCGCTCGAAATTTCGCCTCTTTCCGCCCGCTCCAAAAGAATCTCCGACGAATAATTGCATTCCGCCATGATATGCGTTACTTCATCAAAGTGGTAATTTATTACTGATGTATCCGTAAAGTACATTAGATTTTCCTGTGTTATCTTGCTGTGTATACAAAATCCTAGCGGTTCCGGCGCGTCGTGTTCCACCAAGAATGGAGCAACCATGAATGTCCCCAACCTAAATTTCTTTCCTGCCTTAACGCAATGTACGTTTGGGGTTCCTTCAAGGGACAACACTTCTGCTGTCCCTTGGCTCATGTATACGTTTACTGCGTGCTTTGCAAGCTCTTTGGCACATTGGCAGTGGTCTTGGTGACAATGCGTCACCAGACATCCGGATATGCTTGACAAGGCGTAATTGCAGGCTGATTGTATTTTGCTGAAAGGCATGCCGCATTCTATCAAAATCTTTGTGTGCCCATCATCTATGATGTAGGAGTTACCAGAACTCCCCGAACCAATCGTTTTAATCTCCATCTTTTGAATCATCTTCTATCTTCCGATAATATTTGATTATTTTTCTATCTGGCATTTTAATTCCTATTGTTGACGGATATGGTTCCATAGCCTCATAAATACTTCCAAAAATGTAGCTAGGCTCCATATGTGTGTGTTCGCACAGCTTCGCAAATTCTGATTTGTCATATATCGCATTGCATGTGCTGCACATATACACATGTCCCTGTTCAAGGGTGTCTTTCTCTTTCATGCCTTTTCCTCCATTCAAAATCCGGGGTCTGGAACATCATCGTCCGTCAACCCATCAAATAGGTCGTTGAATGGCCCATCAAATATTATTGCTTCATTCCCTTTGACTGCTATTGCAGGCCCATAATTCGCTACTGGAATGGATACAGGTTCTCTTTCCTCATCGGTTTGCGTAGCTATCGGAATGGGTGCAGGCTCTTTGCTGTTTTCGCCCTCCATAGCAACGGGGATTTCGACAGGCGTGGTTTCTGCCTTTTTCGCTATCATTTTATGAGCTGACTTCTTCGGCAAATTCTCTTCCACCGATTTTTCTTCTTCCGGTTCGTTCACGCTGATTACTGTGAACTCCCCCTCTATCATTGCGTCTCGTTCTCTTTCGGCGTTTACAAGCTCTTGCAATTTCATGTATCGGTAATCGGCATCAATCTTTTGCGGGTCACGCGGGATGTTCTTTTCGCTGTAAACCTCACGTTTCAGCGTCTTCAGGCACATTTCCTCATACCATCCCTCTGATTCAACCTCCACCATTTTCCCGTTTTCATACCGCTTGTCTTTGCCACCCCAAAACTGTGCTGACGCATTTTTGGGCCTTCTTTTCTCAATGTCTTTCTTTGACATGATAATCAGCTTGTTTTGCGCTGGCATCGGATATTCGATGTAACCAAACCCGCCTACAAGTTCTCCGCGTTCAAAGGCATCTCCGATTTCAAATTCATAGCTTTCCACGTCGTTTCCACGGCTTTTCTTGATAGGCTTGAACTTGTCTTTGCTATAAACAAGCTCTATCGTGACTGCCTTGGGCTTTACAAGCGCATATTTTTCCGCGACATATTGAATACCGCCATAGCCAACCATGAGCGTTATGTCATACTTGTCTTTCCTCTTATTCTTGAACGGGATAGGGAAAAGGTGATTCTTTTCCAGCATATCCAATCCCATCTTGGCATAATGGACAACATCTGGGATGAGCGCTTCAAGGTTGACGTTGTTCCATGTGTAAGGCAAGTCGTTGTTATACTGCTTGTTCTTATTGTTGGCATTGCGTGTGATCCTGTCTTGTTCCGCCTTCTTCAATGTTGCGTCAATCGCTACAAAGTAGTTTTGCAAAATCTGGCGGTGAAAGCTGGCGATATTCGCTACCCCTATGTTTTGAGAAAAGGTTTTTTCCACCATTTCTTGAAACCTCTGCTCGTTTGTAGCCACCATCTTGTTTTCTGTGTTTGCCATTCTGATACTCCCTTTCTTTCATTTCTGACTTTTGGATATGTCGTTTACTGTCTGACAAATTTTCCCCTTTTCAGCATCTATACTACCCAATTTGCAAGTGGCCTCATAGACAAGTTTGTCTAGTTCAATCAAATTGTCTTCAATCGTTTCCAGAGATTTATCGGAGAAAACAAGTTTAAGGCCGTCTGTTTCGTTAAATTCTAATCTTATATTGTTTTTGAAGTTAAATATGCTTGATTTCATTCGAATTATTTTATCGCACGATGCAGCAATCTCATCAAGCGTGTATTTCAATTCGTCGCATTTTTCGGTTATCCTAGGTATCCCTAGGCTTTCCTCTATGCTATCGCTCACATGAATAATCATAGCATATCCTCCAATTCTAGTCCTTCCCGGATTAGCTTGCAGCATTCGTATATCGCATCTTCCAAATCTTTCATTTTTTCTCTTGCAAGTCTGATTTCATCTTCTCTTTCCGCCAAGTATGATTTTAATCGGTCAAGTGCCGTCCCGTCTGGTGTTATTGTGAGTTTGCTACTGCTCTTGTCAAGGCAAATTTGAATTACCTGTCTGGGAACGCTAAGTTTCATGCTCTCATTATGCTGACACACAACGTTTGAAAACGCAATGTCAAAATCATCAAATTTATTCCACACATTGTTAAACCCGACAGCTTTATCGGCTTCATCCGTTAAATATATTGCGCCCATTTTGCGCCTCCTCTAGTTCAATACAATCTGATAGTCTTCCGGCTCCTTTACAACGCATGTCAACTGTTTGTGCTTTTCAGAAACAACAAACCTCAAAACCTGCATGTTAGTTTCCGGCAATCTTGTTATGCTTTCCGCATTGTCTATCAAAAGAGGGATTGACATATTCCATGATTCAGAAAGCACACTTATGATTTGTATTCCCGCTTGTATGCGTCTTGCATCGTTCGTAATTTGATATGGCACCCATTTTCCCGCCGCTCTATCTTCCACTTCGGCCTCACAGATCGCGCTTGGCTCGCTGTTAATATGCGCTTTGAACATATTAAACCGCAACCCGTCAAAATGGGAATTGATTGATTCTGACGACACGCTCATTTTCCTCCAGAAGAAATAGTAGCAAAGGGATAGCTTTTCTTCGGCGGCTTCACATTTCCGCGCTAGTTCGCTTTTTTCTGCTTCTAGCTCGCTCACTTGTTCTTTTTTCTTTTGAGATATTTCTGCGTTCATCAGTTCGTTTTGCTTCGCCCTAATTTGCAGCATGAGGTTTTCTGCTCTCTGGTTGTATTCGGAATTTGCCGCTTCCGCCACACGTTCAATGCCTTGTTTTTCTTTCTCCAGCATGTTTATCTTTTCAACTAACGCTTGATATTCTTCCGTCAATTCAAATTGCTTTTCTGGCACGATTCTTAGAATTTCGCTGTCCCATTTTTCTTGTAGCGCAGTTAGCTTTTGCTCAATCAGCGCCATATCGCATTGTATTTTATTCAACCGCTCTTTCAAATCGGCAATGATTTTCTTGTCTACCTGCTTCCCGCGTGTCCTGATTTCTTCCAGTTTCTTTGAACGATTCACGTTGAATTGGCTTTTAAGCCTTTCAATATCTTCCGCTGGATACGGCCTCTTGCAGGTAGGGCATACGCTATCTGTATCATCCCATTGCTTGGAAAATTCTTCATTGTACTCTGCTAGTATTTTCTCACGTTGATTTGATATGCGGGATATTTCCGATTCTAAATTTTTTGTTTCAGCTTCGAGCTTGATTTTTTGAGCTGTTAATTCTATTTTCTCTTTTGTGATTTCATCGAAAACTGCCTTTTCTTTTTTTGACCTTTCGCTATTCTTTGCCTCATGCTCCAGCTTTTTTTGTGAGATTTCCGCCTTGATTTCGGATATTTTTAGGTTGATTTCCGTCGTTGACGTTACTGACGCGCTTTTTTCTCCCGCTTTCAAATCAATCAGATTAGCGTTCAGCGCGTCAAGTTCTGCTTGGATTTCTTCTGTTGGTTTGCTATCTTCCAATATTCCGCGTCCAGCTTCTTTAATCCGTCCGTCCATCTCTGTCAGGCTTTTATATGTATTTTTTTTTGCTTCGTTTGCTACCGAAATGATTTCAGTTATGTCTTTAGGGCGCGTACCATCTTCACCCAGCATTTCGGCACGCAATCCAGCAAATTCATCCATCTCCAAAAGTTTCTTGTCTACGCTTTCGCTGTCTCCGTACAGCCTCATAAGGATTTCCAGCCTTTCCTCCCAAGGCATTGTAAGAGCAAAGTAAGTCGGGATAGATAATATTTTCACCTTTTCTTTTTCCCCCAGGAACGCCCTGACTTCGCTCGTATATTCGTTCTCTTTCACCTTTCGCCCGTCAATGTAATATTCCGTTGTGTCGCCTGTGTATTCCGGTTCAGGATTCCCCCGTTTCTTTTTCCATACTTCCTTGTATGTTTTTTGCAAAGCCACTTTCGCTCCATCGTCAAGGATAATCACCATCGTTACCTTCGCTTCATCTCGGCTCCCAACGTTTTTAGGAGAAAAGTTCTTGACGTTTGTGCTGGGCTTCCCATATAACATCCATGAGATAGCATTGCATATGGTTGTTTTCCCTGTCGCGTTATCCCCATAAAAATCTGCGCTCCTGCCGTTCAATATGGCGGTGTATTCTCTTATGCCTTGAAAATTATGAAGGCTTATAGAATCAATCCTCATTATTTACACTCCCGTATTTTTCTTTCAAACTTTTTATTTCATTCATTACAAATGCTTGTAATTGCTCAATATCGCGTTTAAATTTAGCGCCATCTGCTTTGCAAAATGGAACAATTTCAGGCACTCCATCTCCCTCAACAAGCCCCCACACTGTGACCAATTGCATACATAAATTTCGTCTTCCTGTTTTAGTCCCACACTTGCGACACTCTACTCCATAAAATTTTTCACCGTTGATATAAAAAACGGTTTTAACCACATCCCCTCCACAAGCTAGACATTTATCTGTTTTAACTTTCAATTTTTATGCCCCCTTGTATTTTCTCTTTTAGATTTCTCAATTCTTTTAGATAGTAATCTTCAAACCTATACACCATTATGTCTATGCCGCTTATTAGATTCAAGGCATTTAGCGTTGATATTTTGTTTATCTTTTCAATTTCTTTCCAAAACTGAAAATCACATTTGCATTTTTCTCTCACCTCTTTTGCCGCACCCAAGAGAAAGCCGGATAACCTTTCTCACAATCCCTCAATCGCACCTTCAAGCGTTTTGAGGTCACTGGAGATTCCGTCTTCTAATTTTTCAATATCTTCTTCTAGGGCGTTTTCTTTGCCCATCTTGTTTTCCACATCCATCACATACCACTCCAATGTTTTTTATGTACGCTGGGTAGTCTCTTGTTCCATGCTCTGTACGCTTGTTCTACGGTGTCATAGTAAAGCGTTTTGGCTTCGCATACAGCACACTTGATACAATATCCGCCAATATTTCGACGATATACATACCCAGCTTTCTTGCCGCAAAAAGGGCAGACATCAAGTGTTTCTACTTTCTGTTCTGCCTTAACAATCATTCTCCTTGCCCCCTTTCGCTTTTCTATCTTTGCCTTTACATGTGTGCCTCAGTTTTCACATTTGATTGAATATGCGATCATATCTCCATATCCGTGCTCGATTACACGCGTTTTTCCTCCACAAAACAGACATCTCCCCGGTTCTATCTTTTTGCAAATTTCTTTTGGTTCCATGCCAGTGCTGCCTCCTCATACGTTCGATAGTCCGCTGTTACTGTTTCACATTTGATACAGCTCGCGTGATACCTGTTTACTCCACGGCATTTTCCGTAGTTGTGCGATATTACATAGCCTATTCCACCGCAATTTGGGCATTTTTTGAGTTTGTGTTTCCACGACGTTTTCAAAATGGAACCTCCTCCTTTTCATCTGCCCTTTGGTTCCATAGTCTGGCAGCTTCTTTTCGGGTATCACATACTGGCCCGCTTGTTGCACCACATTCTGGACATTCCACATGAAAGTTGGATTCACCATTAGCATATTTCATGACTTCCATATCTACTTTCGTTCCACAAAACGGGCATGGTTTCAGCTCTAAAGAATCTTCATTTTCACCGACCCTTTTGTTCCATATTGATATAGCACTCTCACGACCGTCACATTCTGGTGTCCCTGAACGGCACATGATACATTCTACATGATAGTAAGTGATACTATGGTCTAGGCTATAACATGGGCCTATAAGGTTAGGCTTTCCCCCGCAAAAAGGGCACGTCTTCAATATTTGAGTTTCTTCTTTTGCCAAAATACTCGCTCCTTTTCATTTACTCTCTGGTTCCACATCTGTACAGCGTCTATCCTATCGGAGCGTTCTAATCCACAAACGCCACAATTATCACATATCGTAAAGAACACCTTTTCTCCTACGTTGTTCTTTCCTTCTTGAACATGCGCATCCCCGCCACAAAATGGGCATTTCTTCACATCCGGAATATATGGGTCGTATGCTCTTTTGTTCCAATCCCGAATACATTCCTCCTCTTTTTCTGCACCTTTTGTAGTTACATGGCAATTATTGCATTCGACATAATAATACTTTGAACCTAAGGTGAAATGAGGGCCGCTCAATTTTGCTTCTCTACCACAAAACGGACATTCTCTCAAATAATCACGTTTCATCCTTCAATCCCCCTGTTCATCTTCCTTGTCAGGATTGCGATAATGGATTTTTGCTTTGCTGTCGTAAATCCGACTGTTCCATGCGAATGCGGCTTTCCGGTCTGTGTCATACTTCATCGTATACGCGTCACAATTTGAGCATTTTCCTTGGTATGTTATAAGTTCTTCGTCTTGACTGACAGATATATATCCGGGACAACCGCAAATCGGGCAGTCATTGATTTGCAGGGGTTTGGTTTCAACTATTTCGTGTGGCTCTTTATTTACCCGGCTGTTCCATATTGCAATAGCCGCTTCGCGGGATCGGCATAATGTCGTTTCCCCACAATGCGAATCACAACCACATTTTACCTTAAAACGTCTCGGAGCTTCTTCATACTCAACCAATATAGCACTTTCTCCACAAAAAGGACACGGTTTCAATCCCAGCGCTTCATCTTTTATTGCTTTCATGACCTGATCTTCCTTTCTACGATAAAATTTTCTGTGGTTCCACGCTTTGAGGGCTCCCAATTCGCTGTCGTATTCTTGTGTAATTGTTCCGCAATCAGTACACCTTACTTGAAATCCGTTGCCTGTAAGAGCAATGTAAGCAGGCCAACCACAATTCGGGCACTTTTTGAGCTTTGGCTTTTTGTTACGTCCAAGGCTGATATTTACTTTCATCGTTATCTCTTTGCCTCTCTTATAACTTTGTCGCATTCTTTGCTGATTTCCGTAAGTCCGTCATAAACGCCTTGAAGTTCATCGCTTGCGCCTGTCAGCAATTCCGACATTCCATCCATTGATTCCCGCAAAGAATCCATTGCCGAGTTGTACACCTTGCTTTTCTTGCATTTGCCGTTAAACTCCTCAAAAGGCATTTCCCTGTTTCCCATAGTGCAACCTCCTTTTATTTAATGGGATTTCCCTTTCTATTTTTTATATTATAACACAAGTCAACACATTTGTCAACATAAAAATTAAAATCCGTAGAAACATTTTTCGGTTTCTACGGATTTATATGTGGAATGTAAGGTATGTTTTAAAGTATCCCGTCTTTGTAATATTGTACAATCTCTTTTATTTCCTCGCAGTCTGTTTCGTCTCTCACGGCGTTGGCTAACTGCGTAAAGCATAAAAGCATTTTCCTTAAACAATCTGCCATTTTTCCCCGTTCCACGTCAGAATGGCTTTTATCGTAAGAAGATTTGCTTTTGCAATATTCTTCCCATTCTTTTCCAGCTCTATGAAACAGGCTTTGGGAAGATTCAGCTTTCCCGCTTGCCATATCGCTCATTATGGGCCCACCCATTTCAAGTGCTTCAATTTCAAGCGCGAGCTTTTCGCAAGAAAGTAGTTGATATAATGCTTGCGCGTTTGCTCCTGATATAGGAGTAGTGAGCATTTTCTCTATTGCTTCATCTATTTTATCCCGCAATTTTTTTGAATCACGCATTAGCCCTCAACCACGCATTCATAGTATCTTTTGAGCTTGCCTTTGCCAGCGTCTTTGTCTTCAAGGAATGCTTTTGCAAGTTTGGCATAATACGCCGCGCTGTCAACACCAAATTCTTTGGCTACCTTGGAATAGTCGCTGTACATCATATTCATAGCTGCATAAAATTCAATGGGGTCGCAGTTGATTTTATGCTGTTCCATGACCTTTTTGGTCTGTTCCATACTCCAATGTGGGCCAGTAGTTCCGTCCTCATTTTTCATTTCACGCGTCCAGTGCTCGGCAGTTTCTTTGTCAAGTTCTTCATCTTCGCCGCCCATAGCGAATCCTACACGTTTCATGCCTCTGGATTCATGAGCGCCGCCGTAGTGCATCTGAGGGTGCTCATGGTATTCGTTACGAGTCGCGCCATCGTAGCGCATTTCAGGCCGAATTTCCCTGCCGCGCATTTCCATATCGTCGTATTCATTACGCGGTGCAAAGCGCCCATCTTGATACCTACGATACCGCCGCATTTCAATCTGGTCAGGTTAATAGTTGTCGTATACTCCCATAGGATAGTTCATATTCATTTCCATATAATTCCCGCCATCGTATTCAGCGCGTGTGCGGTTGCCATCGTTTCCGCTGTTCCGGTTTCCGGTGTAACGCCTGCCGCCCTGACGGTCGTATACGTCTTCATCTTGGAGCATCATCATAGGGATTAAACTCATTTCGTTACACTTCCTTTGCTATTCATTACCACCGCTGGAGTTGCTGGCGCGGTGGCGGGTGCTGTCCCGTCTATACCTTGCAAGGAATTGTCAGGAGCACAAGCAGGACGCCCTAACAGCTTGAATGTGCCGCCCGTCGCGCTTGTGGATACACAAGTGGAATACTTCGTGCGTGTCCTTATACCGCAAGCCGTAACCTGTGCACAGTTGCATTTTGTGAGCGGGTAAAGCTCTGTACCAGCTCCAATCGTTATATATACAGGTGCGCTTATTGTAGTCTCGGGCGGGATGTTTTGCGCCACTACGATACAATATTTGCATCCGTTTCCGTAAGATTTCGCAGGAATGTTAATGACAAGATTGCCGTCCGTAAACGTAACGCTCTGACTGATTACCAGTTTATTGCAAAGTTTACATACTGGTTTACATGCCATAATCAACACATCCTTTCGTTACAGATTTTGAATATAGATTAGCATTCAAATCAATCACCTCATTTTTGAATTTTTAGGGAGTATTTATCCAAATACTTACATGGTAATATATGCCATGTTTTCTTTGCGTTATATTATATCAAAGAAAAAACAACTTGTCAATACTTTTTGAATTTTTTATGTTGATTCGCCAACGATGTGGTTAAGGGATGAATCGTAGGCGTCAACAGTATTCAGTTTTGTGTAACTCCCCCATGAATAATGGCCGCCTGCAAAAAGTGCATAATTTCCAATACTCCCCCCCGAAGGGCTTACTCTTGCTTCTGATAGTGCCTCGGCGGTCCCGTGTGATAGACTTGAATTATAAGTATCTACTATATCATACGCATTTTTCCCTGAAGATGCATACTTGTACCCTCCAGCGAACAGAGCATAATTTCCAGCCGTTGCACCTGCAAGAGAACTACGTGCAGCAGACAAAGAAATCGCTAAACTGTGTGTCATAGAACTATTGCATGAATCTACAACACCATATTGGGTTGCGGTGGACATAGCATTACCTCCACCCGCAAATAAAACATATGAACCAACATTAGCGCTAGCAAACTGACTTCTATAACTTGCTTTATTTAATCCAATTGCCCCCCTATAAGTCACATTAGAATCAATAACATCAGCTCGCTGACGCCAATCGTCAAAGCCATATTTTCCCCCCCCGAACATAGCCAAACTATTGACTGTTGAAGCAGTATATTTTGTTTCTCCGGATGATAATAAACTTTCAACGGAATGCGTAAGGCTGGAACTGTAAGAATCAACGTCTTTATAATAAGTATCACTTTTTTTATATGCAAACCCTCCAGCGAACAGAGCATAATTTCCAGCCGTTGCACCTGCAAGATGACCACGAGGCGAGATTAAACCTGTAATCATATTATGTGTAAGGCTGGAATTGTAAGAATCCATTGAGCTTGTAAAGTTGTCGGATGAAATTGAAATATTTGATGATGAGAAAAGTGCGTAAAAGCCACAATGCGCTCCTGCATCTATGTCATCTACGCTTGAAAGACTTGATATTGTTTTATGAGTTAAGCCGCCATCATATGAATCAACTATTTTTGTATCATTGCCACCAGCAAACAGCAAATAATTCCCAACATATGAAGATACAATATACGATCTAGCTTCTGAGAGCGCAGTAAATCCGCCTCCTCCGCTTCCCCCTCCGTACACCAATCTAGCCACTCCATTTACGCCGATGTACATCTTCTTGATTTTACGTGCAACACCATTAACTCCGATGTAAAGTGCCTTTATTTTCCTCGCTTTCCCATTTGCGTCCCCGATATATAATCCTTTCGCCATAAAGCACCTGCTTCCCTGTAAATAGTTAAGGCCGGGGGCTGACGTCGCTGTCGCGCTCCCCGGCCTATTTCCTCACCCTTTATTTGCGGGGATTTAGTATTTTGGTTTCATTAGCAGCAAGAGTTACATCCGCAGCCGCTATTGCAACCACAGTTGTTATTGCAGCCATTGTTAAAACCACAACCACAGTTGTACCCATTGTATCCATATGGATACGGCGGGTTTACAGGGTATGCAGGAACAGGCTTAGGAATGCCGAGAGTGCGCTGAAGTTCAGCTACGTTAGCCGTCATGGTCGCGGTCAGATACGCATTCTGGTTGCTCTGACTACGGTCAAATTTAAGCTGCGTAACCTGCTCTTGCAGTTCCGCAATGCGCTCCTGCTGACGTGCGCTTTCCATATCGCTGAGTTTGGCGATAACACGGTCAGTATCATTGTGGGTGCTCTGGATAATGTCGCGCGTGTTGTTGTTCGCGGTGTTCTGGATGTTGCAGAATCCGGTCGCCATGTTGTAGTTTACGCCATCGATACCACGCTCGATGTCGCAGCAGCAGCTCTGGAGCTGGTTGCCGAGGCTGCACAGAGAGCGGTCAACTCCGTTGAATCCCTGCTGGACGCCGTTGAATCCCTGCAACGTCGCAATCTGCTGGTTGCTGAATCCGGTCATCATCGTGTTGTTGAGTGCATACGTAGAATCGCAAATTCCACGTTCAATGCCAGAAACAGCACGGGAAAGGTTGTTGTTATTGAACCCTTCGATAATGTCAGCACGTGTTGCGGTTCCGTTGTTGCAGCAGCAGTTGTTTCCGCCACCGAAGCCGCCGAAGCCATAGCCGTAAGGAACTACCACGACGTCACCCCCATTGCAGGAACTGCGGCCACTGCCATTGCCGTTGCCATCGTTGCCGCCCCAGCCGCCGCGGCCCCATGCGAAAATGACGAACAGGAAGATAATCCATATCCACCATGCACCATTCCCGCCGCCGAAGCCACCGTCGTTGCAACAGCCTGAGTTTGTGTTCGTTTTTCCTTGCCCTTCAACCATCCCGGCTGTGTATGCAGAAATAGCATCATTCAAGAAAAAACACCTGCCTTTTCAATAAAGTTCACTTCATATATCTCAATGAAGGAAATTTATTATTTAAAGAGCTGCCCCGCCATGCTTTGAAGCTCTTGTGGGGATTTTCCCCGCAAAGCCTTTGCCGCTTGTGGATTTATACGGGAAAGTTCTTCAAATCCTTGGTCTGAGTTTCCTGCCTGAAAGAATTGTATAGCTGTCTTCAATTCGGGATGTGCATTTGCAAGCTGTGAAACTGCGTTTTCTCCAGATGTGTTGCCGCTCATGAAACTGGCCAAAAGTGACATAGGATTCATGCCATTTCCACCCATCATACTTGCCATCAAAGAAAGTGGGTTATTCATTTAACAGTTTCCCCCTCTTTTTCTACTGATTTTTTGGTTTTCGGAACTGTATCAATCCCTTTTAAAGCAGCTAATATTTTCTCTGTATTCTTTTCCAATGCGCTAATCCGGTCGTTTATTTCAGTCAAATCAACGGAAGGTGGTGCTTGATCTTTTGGATCGTATGGTATTTCCTCAAACCTAA